AGCAGATCAACCAGGGACTGAAACTCCTACGGATGCACAGGCAATGGAAACCCAACTCGATGCTGGTACAGATCCTAAAGCATTAGATGCGCAGACTCCACCTGACCAAATAGCTCAAGCTCGCCAAACATTTGTAGCTGCACAAAAACAAACATTAACAGGATGGATACAAAAAGTAGCAGAATTTGTAGAGTTTTTAAACGGTACTAACGGTGAAAGCATACAATCTAAACTGGCAGAAAGCCCTTGTGATACTTTGTTCGAAAAGATTGCCAATAGCGAAAAGAAAAGAATATCCCGGGTTGCCATGGAACTTAGTTCCTTAAATGAATCATTTAAAGGCTATTTAATCTCTGGGGACGAGTCCTAAACCTGAGTAGCTGCTAATATTCCTCGCATACCAGAAATAGTATTTTTTAATATAAATTTTGTTGATACTTTATCTAGTTTTGTTGCAACACAAACTTCATTAAGGTCTTTATAGTTTTTTAGCTCCTCTGGCCAAAGAAATACTTTGTAGCCTTGTTTAAGTAAGAATAAAGTTTTCTTTCTACTGGCTTTATCAATTCGCTGATTATCTAATACCCAGACAATTTCATGGAGTGGGAACATTTTAATTTGTTCTTCTTGTTTCTTTGTAAAGACAGCTTTACTACTTTCGTTTATACCAGCTACTGCTATTCCATTTTCTAGAAAGAATGCATCTATAGGGCCTTCTGTGATAAAGATATATTTGTTCTCTTCATCTATATTATTAATACCAAACAAAGTCTTTTCACTATTTTGCTTAGATAGATATTTGGGATAATTTGTTCCAGGTTTTTCCGTTATTGTACGGGTTTGATAATGCTCTATTTTGTCTGTAATCCCATAAAACGGTATAACCAGTCTTTCCTTATGCACCGGGTCATTTAGACTTAGCCAAAGCGTCTTAGGCTTATTGACTGCAGTATTTAACCGACGGTCTTGAATTGTTTTTATTACCTTAGTTAAAATAGGAGTATCCTTGTAAAAGTTTAATTGGGTTGAATCAAATAAATTAATTGAGTCTTTAGGTAAATCTTCCGTTGGTAAAGATGGTGTATCCTGTACAGTTTCTATATGTTCGGTATTACTAAAATGACTATTTTCTTTTAATATTTCACCGTAATTCATTCCTGAGACTTGCTGAATCCATTTGCCAGGTCTTAGGCTTAACCCACAGTTATGACAAAATATTAAATTCTTTTTAGGTATATAGTATAGCCGTCTTTTCTTTCCCCAAGAGCTACCTTCCCGGCATGTTGGACAGCCCCCGTTATAAGACTTGGTTAGTCTATTGTATTTGGGATAGCCAGCATACTGGTAGAATTTAGTAACAATATAGTCCTCACTCAGCTGCACAATTTATTATAAATACAGATTTAAAAAAATCTATTACTGCTTACTATCGGAAGTTTGAGTAGGGGGCACATCTTCTACACTAACTACCCCTCTTCGTATAAAAGTACCACTAGCCGGATCAAACCAATGCGCTTCTTTTACTATTTTATTACCGACACGTTTTTCAATAATTCGGGGCTCAACGGGTTGACCGCTAATAGGGCTTGTAATTTTACATGGGCGAACAATATCCATACTATATTTATTATTTCTTATTGCTTTGCAAGGTATTAATTTTATAGCCGCCGGTGGCTAAGTTTTTCTTATATTGTGTTTCGCAAAGCTGATAAACCGGTCGAGGTAAACTCTTTATATAGGTAATAATTTTATTTTTTATACCGGTAGTAAAAGAATCGTAAGGTACTTCACGATTATCCATTTTAGGCATACTAAGGAAACAGTATTGTTGTTTTAAATCGTTTTTCTGAATAAAGACGAAAAACTCCCCGGCAAACTGACCGCTATTGACTGCATAAATACCCCTTGTTACTGGTATTTTTTTAGATACTGATAGCAAGTTTTGAAATATCTCTTTCAAGTGATTCATGGACAGGGGGGAGCTGAATGCCCAGGGTATGTATCTTAGCTGTACTAAGAACGCAATTGCTCCGCCGGGCAGGTGTATTAAGTTCGTTCGGTTCAATAAAGGTCCAATCAGGATTATTAATACCTTTTTTTCGTAACATCTCTACAATTTCTTTTGCGTCTATACTACCTGAATTTACCACATTTATAGGGCCTGCAGGTATAGTGTTAAGAACATATAATAATTTTAAAATAAAGCCATAAAAATCATACACACTAGTAAGACTATTTTTTTGACTTATTAAGGTATTATAGTTTAAAAGCTTTTTTAAATAATTTTTTTTATTAGATTCTCCTTCAAACGGCATACGAATTCTTAAACTATATGCATGACAGTTTTGAAATATAGACTCACAAGCATGCTTTGTCTTACTGTAAAAACTACTCTCATTACTAAAAAGACCGAAATTAGGTGTATCTTCCTCAGTATACTCTTTATCATATCCATTATAGATACAGCCACTATTAACCTGTATTAAAGGAATTTCAAAAAAATTTGCACAAAGAACAATATTTCTAGGTACTATAACATTCCAGAACCAACAGTCCTCTTTATTGAGCTCGCAACCGTCTACATTAGGTGTCCCTGTATAGCCAGAACAATTTATTACCACATCGTACTTGTTTTTATTTTCATGAAGGTAGGGTTGTAGGGCAGTAGGTTTTGTATAATCTAACATACCTCGAGAAAGACAATCAACCTGTACGTTTCTTAGCCGTAAATATTCCTCTAACCCCCGGCCAATATAGCCTCTTCCTAGAAGTAAAACTGATTTCATTCGTCGCGACTATTAAGAGTACTAAAAATAAATTTATTAAATGCTGTGGTTAATGCATCAGCATCCATTTGATTTTTAGCATGTATAAGATTAACAGGCATACCTGTCATATCGTATCCTACAATAATAAACGCGCCCAAATATTCGGAAATCAAATTGACTAAATTATTAATATTTTTAGTCTTTTCTGTCCGAGCACTTGTTTGATACTTGAGATAATCTTGCATAGCGGACCTTAAGAGCTCTTCAATTTGCTTCTTATCAGTTTTAACTAATTTTTGGAGCTTATCGTCCCTATTCATATCATCAGGTTGTTGTGGTTGTTTCACTATTATATTTAGGTCTTGCTGTGTAAAACGGACTATTCTTAGAATTGTTTTGAACACCTCTCTCTAGTAAGTGAGAGATTATGACCTCTATGCTGTCAGTTTTAATGCTAAAATTCTTTACAAATCTTATACCGCCGTCATTAAATTCAAACATAATTTCATTGAGAAAATCTTTATTATGGTAACATGTAACATATACGCTAGTTGTCCCGGGGTCGACTAAAACTGTCCATCGTCTTGGGTCATGCTCTCCGTATGAATTAAAAATCTTAAGAACTATAAATCCATTATCCCTAAGCCTTTTCATAAAATAGCTGGGTGTGCGAATTTTGTTTTTCGGATTACTCATTTGACTAATGTAGATGCAATATACTGGGTATGTACTATATTATCAGTTGCCTGGAATAATACCACTCCTAGCTTTGGGTTTATCTTACATTCTAACTGCTTGACCTTCACACCACTAATTATTCTAATTATTTCAAAGTTCAAGCATAGTCCCGGGAAGCTAGTACCGTGATATTCACTTAACGGTATGGACATACTATCTACGTTATGACGGGCTTTATCAGTTAAGTCGCCAAAAACTTTATTGTTTTCAGTGTAGATATAGAGCTTATTACTTTCGGTAGCAAAGGTGCTCCCTCTTAGCAATTCTAACAAACTCTTATACTGAATTGGAAAGATGACAGGGAACTCCAAGCTACCAAGTTTTTGTAAGTTAATTTTTGGTTTCGTAATAATTCCATCTTCAAGTAAATGATACTTAAATCGTATCTCTGTACCATTATAACATATGTTATTTGTATCTATGTTTAACGTAAAACTATTTGAACCTATACAGTCAAAGGCCTTTAGTACCTTTTTAAGATCTGCTATGTTCAAATCTATAGGCTTGTCTATATCTAGCTCTACTTTATATTGTGAAGACAGAATAACCGAACTATCAGAAGTACTAACAATAGCTGAGAAACCTTCCTCAGAAACTGTAATTACACAACTATCATTAATTTTACTTAGAGGTGAAAGAAAGCTGCTAACAAATAACTTTTTATCCGGTATAAAAACATTCACACTAACATTATACTACCTATTGCAACTTATCAACAATCTTATCTAGTTTTCTTATAATTATATCCAGCTTATCGTTTATGGTATCAGGCGTTATCTTTTTACTAAAGTCAAAAACGAGTTGATCGGGATCTTCTTGTTGAATAGGTGTGACAACTGGAGGGGGAGCGGAAGGAACTGGCGTAGGTATAAATGTAGCATGCAACGGCGCACTTTGAGATTGAATATTGACACCTGCATTAACTACGGTTGCCGGGGTTGGGGGTTCCTGAAAATTAAATACGTTTTTTAAATCAGTTCTAATTCCAGTAATATTTTTAGACGAACCGACAACAGTTTTATCGATTTCTTTTAATTCTGCCAGAGTAGTACCCAACAAGTTGTATATGGCTTGCTGGGCCTCGGGATTATCCGGTGTAAGTTCTTTAATCGATTCCATTAATCATCCAGGCCCTTGAGGAGCTGTTTGACTGTATCATCTTCTAAAATTTCACTAGAATCAGACGTCACTGCTACCGGGGCTTTCTCCTGCTTAGTAGGCTTGGTCTCAACCGACTCTTCTGAGCCGAAATAATGCTCATCGAGAAGCGATTTTAGCTCTTCATAACTCTTTACCGTAAACACCGTTTCCAAATCAAAAATACTATTATAGATAGTATCGTGCTTGGACTTTTCTAAGCCTTCAATAGCCTTAGGCAGAGCAAATTTACTACTTACATAGGTAGGATAATCACCTTGTTGCTCAACTTTAATTTTTAAACTACTTCCTTTATCGCTCAAATCAAATATCCGAGGGCCAAAATCTTCAGCACCTTCACCCTCAATAGCATCCATAATAATTTTATGAAGCTGTTTACCATAACGCAAAATCATAGTCTTGCCATTATTTTCTGGTGTCACCGGGTCATTAATAATATAAGCATTAACTAGCCACTTTTCAGTACGAAGAATAGCCTTGGCCTTGTTCTTCTCTTCTTCTGTTCCAGTACGAAGCACTTTGTATCGATATTCGGCTATCGGATCTTTACCGCCAAAAGTAGTTGGGCTCAAAGCCGCCACATACTGACCGGTGGCAAAACTAGTCCAGCCAAAAGTATAATAATGATAAAAAGTCTTAGACGGATCTTTAAGATTAGGTAGAAGACGAACTGTATACGTATTGCCTGTTTCTAGTTTAAGAATATCCTTATTACGGGATTGTGTATTATTATTCTTGGTTAAAGCTGTTTTGATGCTATCAAACATCGATTTAGTGATTGTACTCATATAAGAATATTAAATGATTATTTTTATAAATCAACTCTTTTAATTATTTTTTTTAGTCCTGAGGTAGCCAATATCTTAGCCTTTTGACTATTGTAATATTTTGTACGGAACACGTCAATGCTATCATATAATTCACCTAGAGTAAATCTTAACAGATCCGGGTCGTGTTGTAATATTGTTTTTTCAAAATCCTTAAAAGCAAATAAATTATAAATGCTTACTTGTCTATTCTTGAGATGACCAATAAATTCATTTTGAACACCCAGCTTAAACCCAATATAACTATCTACTTCAATATCTCTTTCCTTACAAAAAGTTTTTATGAATTTTAACCCTTGTAGAATAGAATAAAGATGGTAGTCATCATCGGGTGATAATAAAAGTTTTTTTTTCATTGCCATACTATACACTTTAATTGCTTTTTGTGATGAATAGAACGGCAAATCGAAACCACTTTCCCCGGGGTAAATAGTATAGGGGGCTAGGAAAAATTCATTTATATTGACTAAATTATTCCTACTAAAGAAATTCTTAAGTCTAAGTACATGGGCATAAGCCTCTGTTTCCTCGAACCCTTCCCATTGTTTTCTAAGACGAAAAGGTAAACCGTTTTGAGAGCGAGAAATTCTTAAGAATGTGTTGTAAATATTTTTTTCTGAAACCATTAATATTTGCCTTTGTGACTATTTAAAAATTTCATTATATATTTGCTCTTACATAAAGAAGGATCAAACTCTAAAAAGATTTTAACCGCTGCAATATCATTATCAATATCTAACAGTTCCTTGAAAAGATTCTTAACTGTTTTGTTTTGTAGCATTAGTAAGAGTATATTTGCAAGATTATATTTCTTATTAAAGCTTATACATACAAAACTACAAAATGTACGAAATAAATGCTCGGTTTCCTCTTGTTGAATATTGTTGAAATTCATATAATAACAATGACTTACTAAAATTTATATTCATTTACTAAAAAATCCCACCTAAATTTATTTGACAGGTTATGTAGTACCGCCTAATGAGGTTAATGTCTTTGAAAACTGTAAGGCCTCTTCACTCTCGTTGATTGTATCATCTTCTGAAATTTGTAGAGTATTATAGTCAATTTTCAATGAAATGCTGCCAAAATTTGGTCCAAATCTATTCTTGGTCATGCCAATATTAATAATACCGAGCTCTTTGTCTTCATCTTTTTGCCAAATAGATATAATGGCATCAGAAGTTGTAGCCAGTCCAATACTTTCTGAAATCGTTTCAAGACCGGGGTTATCAATATTAAATCCACTACGATTGAGTTGGGTGGCCGAAACTATAGGACAGCTCAATTCGTAACTAATCGCCCGTACTTGTTGGGCATTGTACAAAACCCTTTCATAACTATTGCTACCAGTGGGGCTATGCAGAAGATTTAAATAATCCAATACAATTAAATCAATATGTATGCCTTTTTGAATAAGCTTCTTTAAATAGCCTTTTAACTGATGAGGGGTAAGAGTGGCGGGGGGAAATTCTTTTATAATAATCTTAGATTTTTTACTTACTCCAATATCTTTAATTAATTGTCTAAGCTGTTCGGATTCCTCTTTAAGATGACTCAAAGGTATGCTAGTAACTGCAGAGGATAGTCTTCGCGCATACATCATTTCACTCATTTCCAGAGATATAAGAAGTACGTTTTTACCTTGTAATGCTACATTAGTTGCAATATTGCCTAGAAAAATGCTTTTTCCAACATTTGTTTCTCCAGCAAATACGTAAAGAGACCTTCCATTTTCAAGAAACCCCCCACCGAGTTTATGGTCCAACCACTTCCACCCCGATTTAATATGAGGTTCTTCTGTGTGCAATTCCGCCACAAACTTATCAATATCAGAGAATAATTCTAATCCCATATTTTGAGATAAATTTACACTTACAGCTTTCTCCACACTAGCCAATAAATCTGCACTATTAAGTTCTTTACTATCTAGTTTTTCAGCAGCATCTAATAGTGTATGCATTACAGCTTTCTCCTTGAGAAAAAGTTCAGTATTTTCTATTAATTCTGTCTTATGAAATTTTTTATCTATATCTACAAATAGGTTTACCACTGCTTTAAAGCTAGTCTTTAATTCATCAGTAGTTAGGTAAGCCTTTATTTCAGTATGAGAGGGGACATTGCCGTGTTCTTTGAAAAACTTGAGAATGATTCTTACAATACTCTTTATATCATTATTTTTAAAGTAAGCGGTATCTAAGAAGTCTATAATAGATGCTAAATACACCGAATCCGTAAGAATATTATACGCAATAATAATTTCATAGAAATCCAAGTCTAGATGCTTTTTATTATTTTCTTTTTTCATTCCATTTATTTCTAAAATATTCGTTACTTTGATTCCATAGCTTGTTGTTTAAATCACGAAGCCCCGGGCTTTGATGATTGACTAATATCGGCCACACTCCTAATTTAAGCTTTTTCAAATTACATGTCAAGCTAAAATCTATATCGTAATGGTGCCATAAAAAATTCTCATCAAATCTTGCCCCTGAATTATATATGTTCTTAGGATCAAAGGCAAGAAATACCCCATCAAGTATTGCTACCCTACTAGGTGTTGGTCCAAAGCTGGTTACGTAAAGCTGTGACTCATTTACACTGTGACCGGCAATACCGCGGTAATTCTCTTTCTCCATCATCCAATGCCACAAATTCTTTTCAATAATTTTTGGATTTAAGCC